TGCTAGGAGGGCTTACACGAGCGCTGAGACCCCCCCGGTGTTGATTTTGGACGTGCTTTGGTAGGAGACCGCGTCCCCTCATTCGTAAAATACACAGGCCGTGTGCATGACCCCCTGTCAAATTGGAGGTGAAAATATCTATGCCAAAAGAGCGAAAACTACCGAGCAAAAAAATAGACGGGCGAACAATTGGGGCCAAGAAGACGAAAGTTACGAAAGAAGTAACGCGACTTTCAAACATATTCGCTAAGTTGCCGCCGGATTTGTTAAGTGTGGCTCAAGGTCTTATACAGCGGGCCGCTCACATGAGGATCACGCTTGAGGATTATGAAAAGGACATTGACGAAAACGGGACGGTCGAACTTTTTCAACAATCAGCAAGCGCTCCGCCTTATGAGCGTTCGCGGCCTGTTGTCAGCAATTACAACTCGTTAGCGAAGAACTATCAAACCATCATGAAGCAGCTAACAGACCTCTTGCCGAAGGGTGACGACGGCGGATATGATCCCAAAAAGACTGATGACGGCTTTGACACTTTCGTAGACAAAAAAACATCGTAGAAAGGGGGTGAGGACTTGGGGGCATTGAAAGAGTATCCTTTGTCGCATAACCCTATAATCGAATACTGGCATCAGATCGAAAATGGGCTTGTTGTAAGCGAAAAGGTGCGTAAAATGTATCGCCAGCTCGCCGCCGACATTTACGACGAAAGCTCTGTTTACGAATACAGCGCCAAACATGCCAATCATGCAATCGAGTTTATAGAGAACTTCTGTAAGCATTCAAAAGGCTCATGGGGCGGCAAGCCTATCGAGCTTGAACTATGGCAGCAAGCCTTTATTGCCGCGATGTTTGGTTTTATTCATAAGATCGACGGAACGCGCAAATACCGGGAAGCGCTTATGATTGTCGCGAGGAAAAACGGTAAGTCAACCGTGGCTTCAGGTATTGGTTTATACTTGCAGATTGCTGACGGCGAAGCAGGGGCCGAAGTATATGCAGCCGCTAAACTTGTGGCGGCTTAAAATCGGGCAAAATCGGTGGAAGCTAAAATTGACCAACCAAAACCCTTGTGTTATCATGGTTTTAAGGGGTGAGGCTATGAAAATTGGAATCTATAAAATAACTAATTTAATCAACGGTAAGGTGTATATAGGTCAAACTATCAATTACGGAAAAAGGTTACGGGCGCATAAATCTAAACTGAAAGCTGGGAAGCATCACAATGAACATTTACAGCGGGCTTGGGATTTGCAAGAGGGAGAAAACTTTTCCTTTGAAGCTTTAATCGAATGTTCCGTTTCCGAGATTGACGCGTTGGAGATTGCGAAAATAAAAGAGTATGACAGCATTAATTTGGGTTACAACATGATTGACGGCGGTCAGAAATTCAGAAACTTTTCTGTTGAGTTAAAAAGGAAAATGAGCGAATCGTTAAAAGGTCGCAAGTTTTCCGACGCTCACAAAAAACGGATTTCCGAAAGCCAAAAGGGGAAGACGATCAGACCTGAATCAATAGATAAAGCTAGGGCTACCGCTAAGAAAAACAAAAAACATATAGGGGACAAAAACCCTAATGCTTTAATTAGCGATAAAGTGGCAAAGCAAATCATACTTGAATTACACGCAAATTTGCCTGTATCCTTTTTAGTTTTGAAGTATGGCGTATCACAAGATACGGTGTATAACTTGATGTACAACAAAACTTATACACATATCATGCCGGAGATAAGAGAAGTTATTAAAAGCAGGGTTCAGACGAATTTTGAGGATAAATCCGTTAAGATTGTGGAGTTATACACTTCCGGTATGTCTCAAAATAAAATAGCGCAGGAGCTTAATACAAGCAGGAATACCATTAGGCGCGTGCTTAAAACGACTGGACTAGATACCAAAATTCATTCAAATCAATATGCCAATACCGAGGTAAACAATCAGATTTCGAAAGGCTGATTGTCACCGTAACGCGTAGCGAGTGAAAAAATATAATCTCGCCAAGAGTGCCCGACAACCAATAAGGTTGTCTTTTTTATTGGTTGAAAATGTACGCTAAACTGGGTTGGAACTGACCAACTGATGAAAATGAGGGAAACCTCCAGAGGTGCCGGATAAAAAGCCGCACGATAATAACAATTGACAAAAAAAGATCAAGCAAAGCTAGTTTGGTTAGAAGCTAAACGAATGGTGAACAAGTCACCATCGTTGCGGAAACGTATTAAGCCGCTCGTGGCTGAACTTGTCGGCCTACCGAATGACAGCACATTTAAACCGCTTGGAGCCGACAGCGAAACGCTTGACGGTCTGAACGTTAGCGGGGCCATGCTCGACGAGATTCACGCGTGGAAGGACAAGAACCTATACGACGTTATTGTCGATGGTACAAGCTCGCGTGAACAGCCGTTAATCGTCATGATAACGACAGCTGGAACGGTACGTAATTCGGTCTATGACCAAAAGTACGATGAAGCAAAGGACAAGATTAATAGACTTGAAACAGGCTATGCAGAAGGTGAACAGGACCCGCACGAACGTTTCTTGCCTATCATTTACGAGTTGGATAACCGGAATGAGTGGGTTGACCCGAATTGCTGGAAGAAAGCAAACCCCGGACTTGGAACAATTAAGAAACTTGACCAGTTAGAAACAAAGGTCGCTAAAGCAAAAGCGAATCCGCTGCTAATCAAGAACCTTTTGACCAAGGACTTCAACATTCCCGAAACGTCCGAAGAAGCTTGGCTAACATATGAGGAAGCTTACAACGATGCGGCCTATGACATAGAGTTTTTACGCAACACATACGCGGTAGGCGGCGCGGATTTATCGAGTACGACGGATTTAACGTGCGCTACGTTGTTGGTTATGAAGCCGAACGATTCAACCATTTACGCCATTCAGCAATATTTCTTGCCCGAAGAAAATTTCGATCAGCGTTGTAAAGAGGACAAGGTACCATACGATTACTACCATGAACGCGGCTGGCTGACGTTATCACAGGGCAATAAGATCGATTATAAGGACGTTACAGCATGGTTCGTTAAGATGCACCAACAGTACAGTATAACGCCTGTATGGATCGGTTATGACCCGTACAATTCGAAATACTGGATTGATGAAATGGTAGAAATGGGCTTTGATATGCGCGTAGTCCGGCAAGGTGCTTTAACGCTATCCCAACCAATGAAGGAGATAGCATCCGACTTTGCGGGGAAACGCGTGAACTATAACCACAATCAGCTAACGCTTTGGAACCTTACGAACACGTGCGTTAAATACGACGATAACGACAACATACGACCTATAAAGGGCAAGAACCAACGTGCGCGTATCGATGGTACGGTTTCAATCCTCAACGCTTATACGATCCTTTACGAGAACATGACGGACTTCAAAGCACTGATTTAGTCGGAAGGGGGTGGAGAGACTTGGAATCAGAATACAAAGCTATAAAGGTTGAATTTCATATGTCGGATGGAACGATAAAAACATTTGACATTAACGAGCATCCTTATCTTTTGCTATACGAGAGCGACGAAACAATCGAGTGCGTTGCCGATTTATCCCCCGAATTTGTACAAGAATTACTTATCATAAACCCCGCGCTTCGATTCTCTGAGCAGTACGAAAAAGGCGAAATCGGATAACGGCAAAGGCATAAGGGAGGGGGGTGACAAATTGAAGGAAAGACGCTCATTGTTCCAAATGATATTTGGCGGCAAGCAAGCGCCGCGCAATCATACGTACATGCAAATGCTTAACAGTGCCCCGAGCTTTTATGACTTCTCTGGTGAAGCTTACGACAGTGACACAGTGCGCGCTGCGGTTGATGCTTTTGCAAGGAACGTCGGCAAGCTCAAGCCGAAGCATATAAGGCGCGTTGAGGGCGGCATACAGACGGTTAAAAATTCAAACGTTGAGTATCTATTACAAGTTCGTCCTAACCGCTTTATGGACGCGTACAGCTTCTATTATCGGCTGGCGACTCAATACAAAATGAATAACAATGCGTTTGTCTGGATTCGGTACAAACCGAATAGCAGCGTGATTGAAGGGTTTTACCCGCTCACATCATCAAGCGTTGATTTGGTTGAGGTTGACGGCGAAATGACTGTTAAGTTCCGCTTTTATGACGGGAATGAATACGCAGCGCCATACACGGACGTTATCCACTTGCGGCGCCATTTTTATAAGAATGATATGTTCGGTGAGACAAACAAAACGGCCTTAACGCCGATTCTGGATTTGATTTCAGCGACTAATCAAGGGCTGAAAAATGCGGTTAAAACGTCGGCTATCCTGCGGGGTATCTTGCGCTTCACTTCCATGCTCAAGCCGGAAGACATGAAGAAGCAGACGGATGATTTTAGGACTAACTATTTGGACGCGTCGAACAATGGTGGCGTAGCTGCTACGGATGCAAAAGCCGAATATCAGGAGCTTAAAACGGACCCGAAGATGATTGACGAAAAGCTCATGTCGGCTATGGGCGAAAAAGTTTATGACTACTTCGGCACGAACAAAAACATCATCCAGTCAAAGTATACCGAGCAGGAATGGAACGCCTATTATGAGTCCGAGATTGAAACATTCGGCCTACAGGCGGCGCTTGAGTTCTCTTATAAAATTTTCAGCAGCGGCGCACAAAGTCACGGAAATGAAATCATATTTGAAGCCAACCGCCTACAGTACGCATCGAATGACACGAAAGTTAAGATCATTGAGACGCTTGTTGATCGCGGCATGATGTCAATCAATCAGGGCTTAGAGGTGTTCAACCTTCCACCTATTGAGGGCGGCGAGAAGCGTATCATGAGCCTTAACTTTATTGACGCGGATAAAGCTTCCGAATACCAGTTAGGCAAGGTTAACAAGCCGCCTGACGCGTCGCCGAAAGGGGGTGAAGACAAAAATGACGATAAGCAACGACCGACTGATTAGGTTATTCGATGTTGAAGCCCGCTCAATGGGTGAAGCTGAAAACCGGGAACTTATTGCAGAGGGTTACGCTGCTAAGTTTAACTCCCCTACAGTATTGTTTGAGGTTGATGGCGTTGAGTATCGAGAGGTTATACTTCCCGGTGCGTTTGACGGTGCGGACATGTCGGATGTAATCTTTCAATTCGACCACAAAGGCAAGGTGTTAGCGCGTAACAGCAATGGCACACTTGAATTTAATACGGATGCCGTGGGGCTCAAGATAAAAGCCCTTCTGCATGGAACGAAAGAAGGCCGAGAGCTTCACGAAGAGATTGACGGTGGTTACGTCAACAAAATGAGCTTTCGCTTCAAAGTTGGCGAAGAACGTTATGACCGCGCAACCCGCACTCGTACCATTGTTAAGTTCAAAAAGATTTATGATGTGTCAGCCGTTTCTATCCCAGCTTATGATGACACTTCCATATCGGCCCGCAGCTTTTTTGAAGCAGAAGCCGAAAAAGAAAAACGAGAAGCCGCCGACGCCGAACAACGTCAACGGCTTATTTTATTGCTCAAAACATTTTCCTAAATTGAAAGGTGGAATTTTTAAATGAATCGTCTACAGCAAATCGAAGCACGCATGAAAGAAATCCGTTCGGCTCTTGAGGGTGACGGACAGGTAGA